GGTGATACAGTGAACATCATCAAAGAGCCGACCATCACAGTAACTGACTATACTCGTGCGACAACTTCACTATCGTCTACGGTTCTAACAGACCAAGAACTAGTGCTACAAGTTGACCAAGCGAAATATTTCCAGTTCAAGGTGGATGATTTAGAGAAGCGTTTCTCTCATGTAAACTGGCAACAGGTTGCATCTGATAACGCTGCATATCAATTGAAAGACGCATTTGACGTAAATGTTATTACTGCTGCTGTTGCAGGCATTGGTTCTAACACATACGGAACAGTCGCTGCTCCAATTGATACTGGTCACGGAACAAGCGAAGTAGACCCACTAGATGTTCTAGCGCGTTTAGCTCGTTTGTTAGATGACGCAAATGTTCCAGAAGAGAACAGATGGGTTGTTGCAAAGCCAGAGTTTTATGAAGAACTAGCGAAGACAAGTTCTAAGCTATTATCAGTTGACTACAACCAAGGAAATGGTGGTCTACGCAACGGACTAGTTGCATCAGGCGAGCTTCGCGGCTTTAAGATGTACAAGTCTAGCAATGTACCAACACCTTCTGGTTCAGGTAACCCTACTCACCAGATTCTAGCTGGACATATGTCAGCTGTATCTTGTGCGCAGTCGCTATCTACAGTTGAGTCAATTCGTGATAACGATTCTTTCAAAGATATTGTTCGTGGGCTATTAGTTTGGGGTCGTAAAGTATTACGTCCTGAAGCACTAGCTTTAGCAATTATCAAGATTGACTAAGTAGTAAAACTTAAGGGGTCTCTTCGGAGACTCCTTATCCTAATTATAGAAGAGGAAAGATGTCACATAAAACATATTTAGCTTTAACAAATGATATTTTAGGAGAACTAAATGAGGTTCAACTTACTTCTTCAAATTTTGCCAGCGCTACTGGTATACAAAAGTTTGTAAAAGATTCCATTAATAGAGCATACTTTGATATAGCTAATGAGAATCCAGAGTTTCCTTGGTTAGCAACAACACCGTCAGGTGATAATAACCAAGATTATGGAAACGCTTTTGTAGATACTGTAGTAGGACAACGCTGGTATTTTTTAAAAAAACATTCGAGTGGTTCTCATGGAACTGCAAAAGACTTTGGTCGAGTAGACTGGGATAATTTTTATATGACTACTGAAGACGTAGGAACATGTTCTACAGCCGGAGTATGTTCTAACGCTTCTTATAGTACAGCAGCTACTTGTATTGCTAACGGAGCTACATGGACAGATTATGATACGCAGTCTGTATGTACAGGAGCTGGAGCTACTTGGACAACAACCCATACTGCTCCACACGATAGACACAATCTTAAATTTTTAGCTGTTGATGATTGGAGAAAACATCATAGAGAATCTGATGATGATGAAAAAGATACTGGTAAATATTCTACACCATTAAGAGTTATAATGTCACCGGATGGTAGAAAGTTTGGATTGTCTCCTTTGCCTGATAAAATATATAGAATATACTTTTTTGCTTGGGAACAGATAGATGAGCTTACTGCTTCAACAGACCAAGTACTATATCCAGAACAATGGGTGTCTGTATTATTAGCAAGGGCTAGATATTATGTTTGGCAGTTTAAAGAAAACGCACAACTATCTACAATGGCTCTACAAGAATATAATAAAGGAATTAGATTAATGAGGGCTTATACAGGTAATCCACAGCCTTCTAGAATGATAGATGACAGAATAAGATTCGTATAAATTATGGCAACAGAACAAGGAATAGCAATTTCATTAGGTGGTGGTCTAGATAAAACCTCATCATCTTATGAGTTATTTAAAACTCCGGGAGTTGCTACAAGATTAAAAAACTTTGAAGCTTCTATGTCTGGCGGGTATAGAAGAATAAACGGATACAGAAAGTTTGTAATAAGTCCTGTTACTGGGTTTACAATTACTAACGGTGGTGCTGGATATGCTAATGGCACTACAGTTAATATAACAGATTCTGAAGGATTTGGCACAGGGGCAACTGCTACAGCAACAGTGACTAACGGAGTCATAACAGGTTTAACTTTAACAAACGCTGGCTCTGGTTATCAGATACCGCCCAATATTACTTTTTCTAATACTGGAAGTTCTGTTACAACTACAGCAGTAGTAACTTCTACTTTAAATGCTGCTACAACTCCTACCGGAGGAACACATCCTATTAGAGGATTGTATTCTCACAATGAAGGATTTTGGGCTTTTTCAAACGGTAATATATACTGGACTGAGAATGGTTATGATTGGACTCAGGTAAACAAAGATTACGGAACTCCTTCAGGCGGTTCAACTACAACTCAGCAGACAACTGAAGAAGCAAACCACACATGGACACCAGATTGGGCAACCGCAGCACAGTTATCTTCTAAGCCGGCAGTAACTTTAAGCACAACAGCTAGATATCAATTTTCAGAATATATAGCTACAGGTGTTCCTCAAGCTAGAATAACATGTACAAACGGAGTAGACCCTGTAGTTTATTTACAAACTAAGGTAGTTAGCGGAACAAGATATTTTAAATTTCAAAGAGGTTTATACAAAGCTTATGGTCTGTCAACATCAACTCCAGTATATGCAGACATACCTAAACCACAATATACAACAGTACACGAAGACCATGTTCTTGTAGGTGGTTGGTCAACTAAACCAGAAACTTTATATTATAGTACAAGATATAATGATGTTGATTTTACCGGAGCTTCTGCTGGTTCAATAAACATAGGCGATAAAATAACAGGAATGAAAACTTTCCGTAATCAGCTTATTATATTTGGTGTTAGTAGTTTAAGTAGATTAGTAAATATTAACTCTTCTTCTACTATTGCAATGCAAGACATAACAAGAAACATTGGTTGCTTAGATGGTTTCTCTATTGCTGAGATTGGTGGTGACCTAGTGTTCTTAGCACCAGACGGTATTAGAACAGTTGCTGCAACAGCTCGTATTGACGATATTGAATTATCGTCTATATCACATAAAATACTACCATTGATTAGTAATATTGTTTCGGATGGCGCTTTTGATTTGTCTACAACTGTTATTAGAACTCAAAACCAATACAGATTATTTTATTGTAAGTCTACAACAGGAACAGTATCTCAAAAAGGAATTATAGGTACATTTAAGATAAGTCCTCAAGGTGTTCCGGTTTGGGAATGGTCAGAAACACAAGGCATTGAAGTATCCGCAATGGCTTCTGGATTTGATACTAGTGATACAGAAATAACTCATCATGGAGATTATAGTGGGTTTGTACATTTTCACAATAAAGGACATCATTTTAACGGTGCAAAAATAAACGCAGAGTTTAAAACTCCTGATATAGATTATGGTGATATAGGAATTAGAAAGACACTACACTTTACTAAACTATCTATAAAACCAGAAGGAACAACAGATATAAACTTAGATGTTAGATATGATTTTGAAGACTCTGGAGTTTCCCAGCCAACACAATTTCCAGTTGGCTCTATTTTAGAACCTTCTCTTTTTGGTGAAGCTGTTTTTGCTTTATCAAAGTTTGGAACTCCTGAAGTTCCTATGAAACGAATTAACTTATTGGGTAGTGGATTCTCCAATAGTTTTAAATTTACAAGCAACGATACACATCCTCCGTATTCTATACAAGGTATGTATGTTGACTTAATACCTTCAAGCAGGAGATAAAGAATGGCAAACCCTTATATTAGACAGTCCTCGTTTTCAGACGGAGATACAATTAATGCAGCATTGTTCAATGACGAATATGACCAATTAGTTGCTGCCTTTAGTACTTCTGGACATACACACGATGGCTCTGCTGGTGAGGGCGCACCTATTACTAAATTAGGACCTACACAAGATGTAGTTGTTTCAAGTTCTTCAATAACGCCAAAGACAAATAACACAGTAGATTTAGGTTCGTCTTCTTTAAAATTTAAAGACGCATACTTTTCGGGAAATGTAAATGTAGACGGTGTAGTTACTCATAGTGGTAATATGATAATTGGTGATGCTGCTACAGACACACTAACAATTAATGCTACTATACAAGGAAGTTCATTAGTATTTGAAGGTGCTACAGCAAATGCTCATGAGTTAACATTAGCAATTCCAGATGCGACTTCTGATGTAACTGTTACTTTACCTAATGCTACAGATACTTTAGTAGGTAAAGCAACTACAGATGTACTAACAAATAAAACATTAACTTCACCAGTTATTAATACAGGAGTTAGTGGTTCAGCTATACTAGATAGTGATACAATGTCAGGAGCTAGTGCTACAACATTATCTTCATCAGAGTCTATCAAAGCTTACGTTGATACTCAAGTAGCTTCAGTTCCAGTTGGAGATATTACTTCAGTGGTTGCTGGTACAGGTTTAACTGGCGGAGGAACTACTGGTGATGTGACAGTTAATGTAATAGGCGGTACAGGTATTACAGCAAATGCAAATGATATTGCAATTGATTCTACAGTTGCTACATTAACAGGTACTCAAGCATTTACTAACAAAACATTAACAAGTCCTGTACTAAATACAGGAGTTTCAGGAACAGCAATATTAGATGAAGATAATATGTCTTCTAATTCTGCTACACAATTAGCAACTCAACAATCTATTAAAGCATATGTAGATTCAGAAATAAGTAGTAACGCTACAACTAACGAAGAAATCCAAGATATTGCTGGTGCAATGGTTACAGGAAACACCGAAACAGGTATTACAGTAACTTATCAAGATGCAGACGGAACAATTGATTTTGTTGTTGCTTCACAAACAGATGAAAACTTTACAACAGCAGACCACAGCAAACTAGACGGTATAGAAGCTAATGCTACAGCTGACCAAACAAATGCAGAAATAAGAGCCGCAGTAGAAGCTGCAACAGATTCTAATGTATTTACAGATGCTGACCATACTAAACTTAATGCTATAGAAGCAAGCGCTGATGTAACAGACACAACAAATGTTGTTGCTGCTCTTACAGCTGGTTCAGGAATTACAATTGCATCTAATGGTACAATTGCTGCGGGTGCTTTAGCTTTAACGTCAGTTAACACAGCGGCTAATGAAACTGCACAGTTAGCATTAACTACTGAAGAAGGTGACGTAGTTATTCGTTCTGATGAAAATAAAACATATATACATAACGGCGGTACTGCTGGAAGCATGGCAGACTTTACACTTATGGCAACACCTAGTGATGCAGTAACAAGCGTAGCGGGTAACACAGGTGTAGTTACTAATGCACATATTGCTGCTGCTGTTGAGGCTGCTAGTGATTCAAATACATTTACAGACGCAGACCACAGCAAACTTAATGCTATAGCTGCAAGTGCTAATAACTATGTACATCCTAATCACAGTGGTGAAGTTACATCGACAGCAGATGGAGCTACGGTTATTGCAGATAACATAGTAGACGAAGCTAATCTTAAAGTTGATAATACTCCTACTAATGATTATGTATTAACTGCAAAATCTTCTGCTTCTGGTGGATTAACTTGGGCAGCAACAGCAGAATCATTACCATCTCAATCAGGTAACTCCGGAGAGTTTTTAACAACTAATGGAAGCACCGCAAGTTGGGCAGCAATACAAACTGGAAACACAACAACAAACGGTTTATGGGAACACAGCAATACAATCAGTAGTAATTATAGTATTGCAAGTGGCAACAACGCATTAACAGCAGGACCAATTACAATTAATAGTGGAGTGTCTGTAACTTTACCAACAGGCTCAACTTGGATAATCGCATAGGAGAATTATGTCAAAAGTAAAAATACAAGGCAACGCATCAGGCACAGGGGTACTAACTGTAACTGCTCCTAATACGAGTACAGATAGAACGATAACACTACCTGATGAGGAT